GATATTGTCCTGGAAAATATAGAAGATCCCTTCAGTGGTTTAACTTTATTCCCCTATATAAGATTCTGTCCTTACTGGTCAGATGGTTATATTTTCGGGGTGGTAGATAATCTGGTATCTCCCCAGGAAGAAATAAACAAGACTTCTTCCGGGATTTTACATATATTGAACCGAACCGCCAATACCGGTTGGCTGAATAAAAAGATTGGTGGAGCAGCTAGAAAGATTTTGGAGACTTTTGGTTCAAAGGCTGGGATAGTAATTGAATATACAGATACACCACCTAAAAAGATAGAAACAAATCAATTACCTGCCGGACATTTTACCCACAAACAGGATTCAGTTAATAACATCAGAATAATATCTGGTCTAAATACCGCCAGCAGAGGGGAAGGAACTAAAGAAGAATCGGGTATAGCCATGCTTCGGAGACAGAGACAGGGAGCGGTTATATCAAATGTAGTTTTTGACAATTATAAACTTACCCAGCAGATTTTTGGTGAGACCTTGATAGAGTTTATCAGACATTCCAACGTTTATTCTCCCAGTGAAATAGCCGAGATATGTATCGAAGAAAAAGTAAAGATAAATCCCGACCAGTTAGCTAAGGCAATACGTTCATTTAGAGTAGGCCATTATGGGATTAAAGTTTCTTCCAGACCTTCTACTCCTACCATAAGACTTGCGAATTTTGAGATGTTAGCAAGGTTAGCAGAGGGGGGTATGCCGATTCCGATAGATATTCTTTTGGAATCAATGGATTTCCCACGGAAAGAGGAAGTTATTCAGAGAGTAAAACAACAGCAGGAAAGAGAGCAACAAATGCAAATGCAACAGGGGCAAGGACCAGGGCAAGGACAAAAAGGAAGACCCAGCCCACCTAAACATGAATCGATGGTAGGCAAGGCTGTTTAATAATATCCCGAACCGCAGGGTGAAAAGCGGGAATATTCCCTCACTCCGAGGGTGAAAGGAGGATTGACATGGAAACTAAGGAAAAGGGGCAAGAAACTCAAGATAAAGGAGAAGAAAAAACCTATAGTCAGAAAGAACATGATGGAGTAATCAAAGATTTGCAGAAAGAAAGACAACTACGCCACGATTTGGATTTTAAATTTTCTCAATCTCAGTCTCAAATGGAAGCTCTTACAAAAAAGATTGAAGAATTAGAAAGGAAGTCTGAAGAGAAAAAAATTAAGAAATCCATAATTGAAGGCGAAGACGAAGATATCTTGACTAAAAAAGACGGTAGAGAAATTGAGAAAAAAGTTATGACCAGTATCGAGAAAGCACAAAAAATAGTTAAGGAAAGAGACGAAAAAGAAAGGTTAGAAGCTAATTATCAAAAATCTCTCAGGGCTGCCAGGGATAGATATGCAGACAGAAAAGATATAGGTTTGGACTTTGAGATAGTTCGTCAAGCTGCACTTAATCGTATTAAGGGTAGAAAATATAGACAAATGGACATTTATTCCGCTGATGATCCAGCTGAAGAACTTTATCAAGAAGGTCTAAAAGACCCCGAAATGAAGGAAAGGCTTAAATTAGTCAAGAACGAAAAAATCCTTGATGCCATGGGAAATCGCAAAGTAGACACAAGAACGAAAAAATCCTTGATGCCATGGGAAATCGCAAAGTAGACAAGAAGGGCTTAACCGGCGAGACCAAAAACTACGGATTCCATTACTATACACCTGACGAAGTCGCTGCCATGAAACCGGAAGAAGCCTTGAAAGTAAAACCAGACATAGATAAATCTATGGAAAAATGGTAATTGTAAAAAAATAAAATACTGATATAACTCAGGAATACTCTAACTGTAGAGTAAAAAACAGGAATACTTCACTCCGAAGGTAAATGGAGGGTACGTGAATCGAGTAAATTAAATAAAGAGAGGAGTGAAATTAAATGTCTATAAGAGACGCAATACCTGTAATTTTTGCGGCAACATTGCTTCAAGAGTTAAAGAATAAACTCGTATTTGGTAAGATTGCTTTCAAAAAGCACAGCGGAGAAATAAAAGAAAAAGGCGATAGGATAAAACTAAAAGGCTATGGTGGAGTAACTATCCATGATTATAACCCTGGTGACCCAACCTGGGATGCAGCACATCCAAACGGAATTACTTATGAGACACCGGAAGCTGCTAATATTTTCCTGGATGTTGACCATGCTAAGGATTATGGAATTAAGTTACACGATATTACAGAATTACAGAGTGATCCTGCTGCTCGAGAACATTATGCCAAAGAAGCTGGTTATGGATTGGAACAAGAAGTAGATAAATATATTGCCAGTTTGTATAGTCAGTCAGCTCTTGGGGCTGCTGTTTTATCACATACTGGAATGACTACTGCACTTATAACCAGTTATATAGCAGAATTATGGACCAGATTAAAAGGCGTGAATGTCGATAAGAAATTTGTTGTAATACCACCCTGGGTATCTGTGAAATTAAAACTTGCTGGTATCCTCGATGCCGAAGATTTAAAGGCTGAATTGGAAAACGGATTTATCGGCAGGGTATTACAGTTCGATATGTATATGTCCAATAACTGTCCTGCTCTAGCTCCGGCCACTGCCGGGCGCAGACGTAATATCATCATAGCTGGCTCTTATCAGTCAATTGCCTTTGTAGACCAGATGACCGAGACTGAGAGTCTTCGTTCACAAGGATACTTTGCCGACCTTATCAGAGGGCTTCACGTTTGGGGAGCAAGGGTAGTTAAACCAAAAGAGTTATTCTATCTTGACTTAGAAGAAGCACCTGAAGTTAATATTTAATGTTAATTAATATAAGGGGAGCTTGTCTCCCCTTTGGAATTTAATAGGAAAGGAGAGAAAAATAATGGCTTACAAAAAAACTGTAGTTACCAATACTACTTTGGTAAGAGAAACAATTAAAGTAATAGCTAATGCGCCGGCAACCGCTGTAGGTGCACTGGCAGCATTAGCGCTTACTTTTACTCATGTCGCAGAAGGTGGAGATACCATAGGGGGAGCTACTGGTCTTACCGCATTCAAGAAAGATACAAAGATAAAAGTTGTCGGTACAGAAAATAATGATGGTATATATACCATTGGTGCTTCTGACCCAACTGATACTGTGATTACTTTAGTAGATGATGCAGATAATGTTTTAACCGATGAAGTAAGTGCTGCTACTGCTTATATATTAGGTATAGAAGAGTTTGTAATTACACCAACTAAAAGAAACGAACAAACAGTTATCGATATATATTATCCGACAGGAACCAGTTTAACTTTTAGTTTAGCACCTGGTGCTTTTTGGGCTGCTGGTGTAGCTTTAACTGGAGCTGTAACATTGGCAAAACATAATCTGTTATTCGTAGAGACCGGTAAATATCTACAGGCTGATGGAACAATGATACTAACCTTAATACCATTAGTTGCTGAGGCTCTTTTAACCGATGATGCTGCCGAAGTAGGATTATTCGAGTTACCATAAAAAATTGAGGGGAAGACTTCCATCTTCCCCTCTTTATTGAATTTATTGAAAGGAGAAAATATGCTTTTCTTTAATAAAGTAGAACCTGATCTTGTTATTAATAGCAAGAAGACACATAGGATAATTGCCCGGTTTAAAGATGGGAGATTTGAAACTGAAGATCCAATCTTAATCGAGAAATTAAAACCATATTTCAGACATAGAGAAAAAGCAAAAAGCAAAAAGAAAGGGAAAACCTTTGAACAGATGTATGGGAAAAAGAAAGCAAGAAAAATGAAAAGAAGAATAAGTAAGACTCTGAGAGGAGTGAATTAAATGTTAGATCCGAAGATGACTATTCAAGAAACTGCAATTATAGAAAAAGGTGAGAGTGAATCTACAGTTATACTCAAATCCGGTTATAAAAATATGTTAATCATAATGCCTGCTGCCTGGACTGCTGCCGATATTACTTTTTTGGTATCTAATAATCCAAAGACCGGTTTTGTTAAATTGGTAAAGGCAAGTGATGAATCAGAGATAACTTCCAAGGCAAGTGCAAGTGAAGCGGTTAATTTAGATGGAACTCTCAAAGAAGCATTGGGAGCGTGTGCATACGTTAAAATTCGTTCCGGAACTTCTACTACACCAGTTAATCAGGTTGATAGAAGAACCTTAATTGTAGTTTTAAGTAGGTGATTATATGCCTTATAAATTAAGTAAATTAAAAAAAGGCAAAAAAAAATTTGTGATGAAAAGTTTGGAAACTGGGAAAACTTATCATTATAGTACTGCTGCTGCTCGGAAGAAAGCTATGAGAATCCACCATGCTTTTGCTCATGGATGGAAACCTACCGGGAAAGCAAAAAAGAAGACCAGAAGAAAAAGGTGATTAGATGACTATTTTAAAGGCAGAACTTATTGCGGTAGTAAACGATTCTTTAAATAGAAAATATGCTGTTGATGGAACCGAATTGGATGCTAAAATCATTTCTGCATTAAAGGACGTTTCCAAGAGAGGAAACTTTCTAACCGAAGAAAGCGAAAGAAAGACTATTGCTGACCGAGCTTATTATTCAATGCCTGCTCATTATAAAGACCGTCTATTGATAATGATTGACGATTATTACCCACTTGAGTGGGAGACTTTTAAAAAATATCAAGAAGAGCGTTCTTTGAGTCCTGATACGGGTCCTCCTCAAACATTTTGCAAGATGAATAAATTCTATTACTTGAGACCCACTCCTGATTCGGCTGATTATACTATAAGGCAGTTTTTTGCCTGTTACCATCCTGAAAAAGTAACCATAGATGGAACAGAGTATAAAGCCTGTGATTACATACTTTTTAATGACATCTATCGCAAGGCAATAGAATTAAGATTAATCTGGGAAGTGGCTATAGGATTAGGGCAGCATAAAACAGCAGCAGATTTTATGGCTTATTACCTGAAGGATGAGATACCAAGTTTATTAAACAACCTTGATGATGATCCAGCAATTTGCGAATATCCTGATGAATAAAGGAGAAAAGGAGAAAAATGGATAAACAAAGTTTTGGGATTTTCTCACCCCAGTATGAACTTGCTAAAAATATCCCTAAGATATTATTACTAAAAACTCTTATGCCTGACAGCCAGAATGTCTTATTAAAGGATGGAAAAATAGTTCGGCGAAAGATGAGGGAAAAGAATTTAGTAGATAGTGCAGAAGCGAAAGTAAGGACTCCTGATACTTATCCTATTATTCATTATCACACTTTTGTTAAGCGTTCTACTGGCGCACAGTATTTACTTGCTTTCACCAAAGCTCACATTTACCACTGGGATTTTGCCAACAAACAATTTGACTTAAAATGGACTAATCATAATATAACTGCTTCGACCATATCCTTTACTCATAATGCAGAATCAGCAGATACTATAAGTGATTCTGGGAATGGTTTTGTAACTGCTGGGTTTGTGGAAGGAGACAAAATCACCATTACGGGTGACAGTGAAAATAACGGAGATTACACTATTGACTCGGTTGTAGCAGGGACTATTACCCTTATCTCTACAGACACTTTAACCACCGAAGCAGTAGGAGATTCCGTTACTATTATTGCCAATTGTGAAAACTGGGAAACGGTAAGTTATAACGATAAAGTTATTGCTACGAATGGTATAGATTTTGTCTTGGTTTGGACTACTACAGGTAATTTTGCAGCTTTAGATACTGCAACTGGAATTGAATATGAAACTGGAAAGTTTTTGACCAAAGCTAAACATTTAATTATTTATGAGAGCTTTCTTATTTTGGGATATACCTATGAAGATGGTAATTGGTATCCCCAGAGGATGAGATGGAATGCTATCGGACAGGAAACCGAATGGATAGCTACTAATTCGGGTAGTACTGAAGTAGGAAAGTCTGATTTTATAGAAGGTTTTGGAAAATATCAAGGATTGTTAATTGTCTTTAAAGCAAAAAGTTATTATAAATATTGGTTAACTGCCGATACTACTCTTGTTTTTAACGGAAAATTTCTTTCAATGACAATCGGTTGCAGGTGTGGCAAATCAATTGTGAATGATAACAAAGGAAGATTATACTGGTATGCTTCTGATGAAACTTTTAAAGAGATTTCAACGGGAACTATATCGGGGCCGATACAGACTAAAATTGTAGACAAAATTTTTCAGGCTTCTGTTGAAAAAATTAAAAGTGCTTTTATCGATGAGACAGGAGAAGTTTGTTGGAGTATACCTTTTGATAATGTTTTAAATAATAAACTTTTAACTTTTAAGGAAGGAAAGTGGGGGCAGGTAGATTTAGCTGTTACAGCTTTTGGAGGTTATAGAGAACCATAATGGCAATATTAATATTAAGACCAAACACAACTGCTTATGATACATTAGCAACTTTCCCTCAAGTTCCGAACTGGCAAAATGTTGATGATGTCAGTCCAGACGGTGGTACATCGGTTGTTTTTGTTGCTCCAAGTATGTCAGATCGTTATGACTTGTATGGTATTACAAATCCTCCTTCTTATATAGGCGGAACTATTAATTCTATTAAAGTTTATATATGTACTCAGGGAGACTATGACGACTCCGTCAAAGAGAGAATCAAAATTAAAACTCACGGAGTTATTTATGATAGCCCTGAATTTGGACAAGAAGATAATTGGCATATAAATTCTCACATCTGGAATACCAATCCCAATACAGGTCTAACTTGGACTTGGGATGAGATAGAAACATTACTAATAGGAATTTGGATGGAACCGCCAGTCTGTATTACTGGTAATGCTAACTGTACTCAAATATATGTCGAAATCGATTATGAAGCTATCCCAGTTGTTACCTCTTCTGCAACTACAAACATCGAAGAGACCGCTTCTACAGGAAACGGGAATATTACTGATATAGGAGACTCTGAAGTTACCAAACGTGGAATATGTTGGAACACTACAGGAAATCCTACAGTAGCCGATAGTAAATCAGAAGAGACTGGTTCTTTCGGGACTGGTAGTTTTTCAAGGTCAATGACAGGATTGACTCCTGGACAGAAGTATTACGTTAGAGCTTATGCTTATAATTCCGAAGGTTACGGCTATAGTGATGTCAGGACTTTTGTTACTAAACCCAATCCCCCTACCACTTTGGCGTGTTCAGTCATAAGTAGCACTCAGATAGACCTCACCTGGACCAAAGGAAGTGGTGCAGAAAAAACAATGGTTCGGAGAAAAATAGGAAGTTATCCTACTTCACCAACTGATGGAGACCAGGCATATTTTGGTCCAGGTGAAAGTTTTAGTGATAACGACCTTACCAGATTAACTCATTATTTTTATCGGGCTTGGTCATATAAGACAGATGCACCTAATTCAGGTTATTCTGATGAATATTCAAGTGATGATGATTCTACTCCAGCTGAACTGGCAACAGTTGTAACTGAAGATGCAACAGGAATTTTACAAAGTCAAGCAACAGGCAACGGAGAAATAACCGATACAGGTGGAGTTGATGTTACTACAAGAGGGTTTAAATATGCTTTAACCAAAGACCCCTTAAATGATGTTCACGAGGATGGAACTTATGGAATTGGGGAATATTCTAAAGTTATATCTAAATTACAAGGTAACACTGAATACTGGTATTGTGCTTATGCCACAAACTCAATAGGAACTGCTTACGGTGCATGGGTCAAATTTAAAACTCCAGCAACAGGAACGGTTCCCACCGGCACAAAAATAAATATATGTGGTGATTATACGGGTTATACTTATGAATTAAACAAATCTTTAACTGATGATGGGAACGAATACGAATCTTACTTTACTTTATCTACGGATTTAATGGGAAAACAAGGACTTCATATTTATAAAAGATTGGAGGACTTATTTTCCTATTTTGAAAAAAAAGAATCAGGAACTTGTAAAATCTATATCAAAAGAGATAATGAAGCGACCTGGCAGTATGCAGGAGAGGTGTCTATGACCGGGGACGAAAATATTATTATTAAGCATTTACCAAGCGATAATGAAGATACCAGCGGAGATGTGGATTTTTTAGCCAAGCATTTTCTTATTAAATTTGTTCTTCGGAATGACTTTGAGTTTATAGGACTTATTACTGAATCTGTTCAAGAAGGGGTGAGATAATGGCAGAAATTTTAAAAACACCAAAGAGTCTAATCTTACCGGACTTGGAGAATATAAAAGACCCGGAAGTAAAAAGAATATTTGAAGAATATAAAAAAGCTATAGATGAATTTGTAATTGCTGTATATTCGGATATATCAAGATTCCACGACAGGATTTACGATTTGGAGAATCCATAAAATGGAGAAAGAAAAAAAAGAAAAAAAAGAAAAAAAGGGTAAAATTAAGCCGAATGAAATTTATATAATAAACAAGTTAAACTTTGCTAATCAAGCTAAAGTCTTAGCTAAAATATGTATGACTTTGAAATATGCTAAGAAAGAACCATTAGATCCGGATATATTTATAAAATACGTCACCGAAGCTTTAGCTTTTGGTAGATGTATTATCTTGGTTACTTTTAATAAAGACATGGAATTAAATGGCTGTGTAGTTTTGCTTTTAAATAACAACCGGGTTAAAGGAAAGATATTATGGATAGAATGGGCTTGGAGTGATGGTAAAGATTTAAAATTAGGATTAAAACTTTTTAAAAAAATAGAAGAATTGGCACAAATATTAAAAGCCGATAGAATTGCCGGAGCTATGACCAGAGGATTCAGGGCTGTTTTAAAAAGATATGGCTTAAAAGAAGCCTATCGAGTTATCGAAAAGAAGGTGAATAAAGATGTTTAAGAAAATTTTGAAAAAGATTAAAAGAATTTTAAAAAATGCGTTGCTCTTTCCTATATTGATTGCTTTTGCCAGTAAAGGACATTATGAAGAGGATGAGCCACCTGAATTACTTGAGACCGAATATACTGATCCAGCTATGGAAAAATTAGCAGAATTGATGGGGAAAGATGTTACTCTTCCTACCGTAGATTTACCTAAATTATCTCCATTAGAAAAAAAATTAGTCGGCTATGGAAGTTCTATTATAGAAAAGATGATAAGAACGAAAACTCCCGAACCATACGAGATTGGAATGGAGAAGATTAAGAGTGTATTAGGGGGAGAATACAATCCTCTTACCTCACCCTATTATAAAGGATTGAAGGAAGAGTCGGCCAGAATGGAGGAGAAAGGTATAAGTGATATCAGGCAACGCAGTCAGTTAGGTGGAATGCTGTATAGTGAGCCGGCTATGGGAGCAGAAGCAGAGTTTAAGGGTATATTAGGAACTGGCCTAACTAAAGAATTAGGCAGACTTTATGAGGGGGACATTAACCGACAGGTTGGTATGATTCCTCAATTATTAGGTTATGCTGGTTTTGAGTCTGCTTTGCCAGGACGAAAAATAGAAACACTTAAAAGTTTTGCACCACTGGCAGGACAGGAAAGAGATATTGCTACCAAACAGGCATTAGCTGACTGGCAAGTTGGGACAGCTCAAGAGTTATTCCCCTTCCAATATCAAGCACCTATCGCACAATATATGGCTGATTGGGGTAATTGGTATCAACCAACACAACACTACGTACCGGGATTCTGGGATTATGCTGGTGGTATTGGTTCAATACTTTAAGGAGATGATTATATGAGAGTTTTACAGTTTCCTTCGCAATATCGACAGGGCGAAGCACCTTACGATATTTTTAAGGACCGTATGACCGCGGTAAGTTCGATAGCGAAAGGGATTAAAAATATAATTTCTAATAGATTTATCAATAAACAAAATTCTATGATTGCCGAGAATATTCAAAATAAAATTGATGAACAGCAAGCTACTGATTTATCTAATTTAATTATGAGTGACCCACCGGATGAAATTTATCCGGCTAATCTTGAGGATACGGTAGGTCAGTTTATAGATAAATTTGCTATGGGCCCAATGAGACAAAAAGAAACAATGATGGGGAATTTACCTGCTGTAGGGGGGGCTACACCTACTACTACTCCAACAACAGAAGCGATGGTACCAAAGGCTGCCCTTTCTCAAATATACAGTGCGGTTAAGAGTTTACCGACTGGAGATATAAACTGGCCTAATATCTATAAAAAAATGACCGAGAATAAACCTTTCTGGATGGGGCCTACAGAATCAGAGCAGTTTGTATTAAATCAGATGATGGGACAAGTAAGCGACCCCAGAGCTAAAATAGCAAGTGATATAAATTTGTCTAAATTAGTAAAAGAAGCTTTTTATCCGGAAGCAGAAGAAGAAAAAAGGCCAGGAAAATATCCTTATAGCAGGGAAGAGGTTCTTGAGTATGAAGCCTTAAAAGCAAAAGGGAAAATCAATATAAATACTTTTCTTGAAGATATACCAGAGGATATGGAAATAAGTAGTATCAATGTAGGTAGTGCTGGTGAAGTAAATTCTTTTTCATTAAAACCTAAAGATACTACAACACCCTGGGAATTTGATACCTGGGATGAGGCAGTAGCTTTTAGAGACACTCATCCACAGGAAGAGAAAGGATTTGTAGCGAAAATTGAAACTCACGGAAAGGGATTTGATTTAACCTGGTATAAAGAGACAGGCGAAGGCGGTTTAAAACCACCAACTATATATGAAGCTAAGGCCATAGAGGAAACTCTTATGAATAATGTAGAGAATGTAAGTGATTTTGGTTATGAATTAGATAAATTAAGATCTCAAGGGAAAGATACAAGTTTTTACGAAACACCAGAATATTATCCAAAATTGATGAAGAAAAAATATGATGAGGCAATAAGCGTTATTAAATATTGTACACAAGGTATAAAAAGTGGTAAAGAGATTGATGAAGATGGACTTAACTACAAAGAGACTTACCAAGAATGGTACGAAAAACTTAAAAATTATGACCAAGAATATTTTAATACGACAGGGAAACATTTATTGGAAGAAGAATCAGAAATCGTAAAAACAGGAGAAGCTAATAAAGTTTTAGAATTAGCTAAAGAAATGTTGGTAGAAAGAAAATCTTTAGAAGACCTTGACCTTGATAAATTAAGAGCTATGGGTATTAATATAGAAGAACTTAAAAAAGCATATATGAAACTTTATTTGGAGAAGAGGTAAAAAATGGGAATGCTTGATTTAGTTTTAAAAAAAGAAAAAGAGGAAGAAAAAGAAAAATTAGGTAGCCAATTTGGTGGTGGCTGGGATCTTTCCAGTTTTCTAAAAAAAGAGGAAACTGTTCCTAAAGAAGAAGCGAAAGTTGAAGTCAACACAAAACCCGGAGAGACTAAAAAAGAAGAGCCGGACCCATTCGATACTCTTAATGAGGATATTGAAAAGAATTATAAGAAATATCAAAGCCTAACCAAAAAACTGGAATCCTACGAGGCAGAATATAATTATGCTCCTGATAATATCAAACCTTCTATTGCTGCTAATTTTAACAAATTAGTTGAGGAACATGGTGATTTAGTTAAACAATTGGAAATTGATATTAAAAAAAGAGACCAGATAATAAAGACTTATAATATTAAAGCAATATCAGATTGGAAGCAAACAATTAAGGAACGTCAATTAGAGCCTAAAATGCCTACTAAACCTATAGAAGAACCTAAATCTTTTTGGGATATTGGTAAAGATAAAAAAATGATGGAATTACACAAGATTAATTTTGAAGCTATGAAATTATGGTTTAAAGAATTAAAAGAATCTAAAGACAAAGTAGCTTTTTTAAAAGGAGAGGGTCATTCTCCGGAACTTAAAGAATTGCGTAAGCAATACGATAAATTAGCTCCCTATATGTATGAAAGAGGGGAACAATGGAATGAAAATATTTGTATGATTGCTGTGGGTGTAGGGATGGTAGGTCAATTAGCTAATGCTTTAGTTAACACTGGATTTAAAGTTAAAGGTGTTAAATTTAATGCTAAACAGTTAGAAGATGTACTAAAGAGGGCATATAAGGCCTATGACCCCAAAACAGGCAAAATAACCGCTGCTTTAAGTGATAATGATTATGCTGTAATGAAACAGATAAATTATTATTTAAAAACAACTGGCAAAAGTCCTGCTGCTAGAGAAATACTTGAGAAGATTGTAGAACAAACAGGTGGTCTTACCTTCCCTCAACAAGTTAACATCTTTGGAGGTAAACTGTATTCCGGTGTTCCTATCGATGAGATGGTTAAATCTATAGTAGCAGTAGGTAGACTTACTCAAGATATGGCTAATCAATTAAGAGTGATGAATCCGGTAGATGTAGGATTGGTATTCCAGGAATTGAGTCTTGCTTCACCGGCTATAGCTTCTAAATTAGCTTCTCAATTTGTAGAACTTGTGCCTCAAAAAATAACCAAGATACCGAAAGCAGGAGAGGGAATGACTCCGGAGGAAGCAGAAGCATTTGAAAAATTAAAAGCAGCTAAAATTATACCAGAAGAAGAAATTGAACCCACTAAAGCAGAATTAGAAGCGATAGAAAAACCCCCTACAGCTAAAGAAAAATTTATGGCGAAGATAGAAGAGATAAAGAAAGCCAAAGAAGCCAAACCTAAAGTGGTTAAGCCGAAGGTGGAAGTAGAAAAACCTATGATAGAACCTGA